TCGAGCGTCATCGTGCCGGGAGCGGTTACGAGAGTGCTGATTCGACCGGACGCCCGTAGCCGAATTTGCTTACCCGGAAAGGAAAAGAAGCCAGCCGGAAGAACCACCTTCGCTGCTGCGGGTAGCAAACTAGTAGCCGTAGTAGTATTAGATAACGCGGAACCGTCGCCGGCCGCCCATTTAATGACCTCTTGCCAGTTCATTTTGAAAGCCTCCTGTTCATCCCGAGTCCGCCATGTCCTTCAGCAACGAAACAGTTGGAATCATCACCCATTGTTCCGCTGGCGCGCCTTCCTCGAGAGAACCTGCGAGAACACGAGCCGACACGGTCCCATATGCGCCTAATGACCCCCAACCGCTTACAACGAAATTGCTCCGAAACTGCTGCGTAACGTTTTTCACGTACTCGGGATCATGCGCGGGCACTCCCTCGACATGAAATCTGATTCGCCAGCCGAACGAAGTCCGAGTAACGCTAACTTCGCCTGCGGAACCGAATCCTTTACGTAACCATCGCGCGATATTCAACTCAACATCCGCGCGCTGGACGTGGCGCGCCATTTCGTAAATCGTGAAGATCCAATTGGACCAACACTGATGTTGAGAATTGGGATTCACGTTTCACCCACCGATGTTCGCCGAGCCTGCGCGACTTAGCGCGTAATCTGCTTGTTCTCGGGGGAAGAAATGTGCTTTGAGAACCGACTTCCGGTTAGACGGATCTCGCCAACACTTTTCGCAAACCGGAAAGCGGTCGTACTTCTTGACTTCTTGATCCAACATTATCGCAACAAACGGATGTTCATCCGCGACAGTGCCACATCCAGAACAGATCTCAACTTCGCTCATTTCTTATCTCCCTTAGCTCCCGGAAATTAGAGCGCGAACCAACCGGAACCGTTAACCGTTACGTTGATGTTTCCGCCGTTGGGCGTAACCGGCATCCCGGTCATGCCCGTATCGTAGAACGTCATCAAACGATCCGGCGTCAATGTCTCGTCTTCGAGGATAATCGCCTCACAAGGATCCCCGGACACCGCGGTCCATGAGAAGTCCGCGGTATCGAAGACTCCGTTGGCGACCGTCGGCGAACCGAGTGCGGCTGAAACCGCAACCTTCGCAGCCGCAGCAACCTCGGTCGCATAGTCCGAATGCGCGGCAGAAAAAGTATAGTCCGCACTGTCAATCAGCACAGCCTTAATCACATCACCATCGAGATCCCACGCGACGGAACCGCTGAGGAGCTCCTGTTTAAATGGATTGTAAAGTGCGTTGGCCATTTGCTTGACTCCTATTTTTAGGCTCTTGACAAACTTCGCGTTGCACTAACTCGACTGCGTACCCAACCCCACCATTCGGGAATCAGGTAGTAAACCGAATCGGGAATAACCTTTGCCACAATTCCTTCACCGAACGATAACGAAACGGGGCCGGCGGTGATAGACGTGATTTTCTTCGACTCCAAATCTGAATCGGTTGTCCGATCCTCGACGAGTAATTGCCACGCGTATTCCGCCGTTGCCTCTTTGATTTCTGTCGGAACGATGGTATCGGGAACAGACTGAAGGCGATTGCGCGCCGTCACGCCAACGCGGGGCCACTCGAGGGACTGCGTCGAGGTTTTCCTCGCGCCAACCCACGTGTAGAGATGATCAAGGGTCCTCGTTGCCATTATCAACGCGATGGTTTTGTTGTCGGTCGAAGCCGCATCCCATACATCGTTGTTGAGACGCCCATCGTGATAGGCGTTCGCCTCCACAACGGTGAGATAACAATTCGCCGACGAACCGCCTGCAGTCGCGTCGATAACCGGAATCGCCATTGGTCTTTATTCCGCGGGCGCCGTGTCGAGTTCCTCGTAGCGAAGCGCGAGGGCTTCGAGAGCTTTCTTCCGTCCGCCGTCCTTTCGCCCTTGCTCGGCCTCGACGAAGATCGCGAGTTCTTCGAGCGAAGTAACTTCCGCGATAGCCGCCTTTAGGCCTGCAACAGAAAGTTCATGAACGGGCTCGACGGGTTCCGCGGTGTCTTCGGTACTGAAAAGCTGATGAACACCGGGAACGAAATCCGACTTGTTGATGAGAACGTAGCCAAGGGTGGCGTGCTTGACGCGAACTGTTTCCACTAGAAGCGACATTTCTTCCTCCTATCTTCCGAAAAATTGGGGCCCCAACACGGGGCCCCGTGAAACTACCTTAGACACCGAAGACGATGTAGGTAAACGTATCCGCATCCGTTCCCGCGACAAGCGCGGTGTCGGCAGTGCCCGTTGCTTTCCAGCAATAGACATTGACGACGGCGCCCACGATATCGTAGGTGATCTGATGCGGTGAGATGCCCGGCGCCGTGCTTCCCTTGTAGGTCAGCACCGCACCGAAGATCTCCTTCAACTGTCCGTTGAAGTTCAAGGGCGTAGGATTCGAACCGTCCAACGCTTTCTCGCCGACGAGAACCTTGAACTGTGCGGACTTCGTCTCGGGTGAGAAAATCTTTGCTCCGCTTTCTGCCATTTCCTTTACTCCTTTAGACGAGCGTCGGTTTCCCGGTGACTGTCAGACTGACATCCGCCGAGAGTTGCCCGTCGATAGGCGCGCCGGGTTCGAAACCCGTTACAAGCGCGGTGAAAGCCCAGATGGTTCCGCCGCCGTCGGTAAAAATCAACTGGAAATTCCGTTTGGTTCGCGTGCGCATGTCACGCACAAGACCGGTCGTGTTATTGTGGGTCGCGTTGGTCGGCTGGTAGTTGATCGAGAGCGAAACCTCTCCGCCGTCAAGGAGCGTACCGATTTTCTCCCTCCATCCTTCCAAGGAAGAATGATTGGTGACATCGGCAATCTCGAGGGCTAGAGCGGGTCCACCGATGTCGGTGACTTCCGCGATGGTGGTGAAACCTTCAACGGGAGTTGCGCCATCGCCGAGCTTCAGCAGCGTTCCCTGCGCGAAGTTCGCATTGCTCATTTTTTAATTCCTCCTTGGTTCGTTCCGAGTTGAAGGGCCCCGTTGGGCCCCTCGAGAAAACCTCGGAGGATTACCCCGCGATGCGAACCGCCAGTTCGGGCCTAACAGCCTTGACGCCATAAAGAACGTCGTAACTGAAACGAGTCCGCTTGTGCTCGCGCGTTACTTCCAGTCGAAGCACCAAACCCGAAACCGGGTCGATAGCCGACTGATACGTGCCGAGACCGAGCGGGTCCGCACCGGAGAAAGGCCTCATCGCGAGGGCGAACGCGTCCCGATGGAACAGAAGGTTCGTCACGTGAGAAGCCTTGAGCGTGATCGCGACCGGCGAAGCAGGAATGGTAACCTTGAGCGCAGGTTCGAAGGCAACTGTTCCACCATCTGCGACGCTCGCATCACCGGTAATCACTACATAAGTCTGCGCGTCGCCAGCGAAGGTAAAGATATCACCGATGAGGATCGTACCCGTACCCGCAGAAGCGAGAGTAACTACCTTCACACCGATAGCATAACCCGCGGAGTTCGTAGTTGCGCCCGCAGCCGTTCCCGCGGTGTGAGTGGGAACGAGCTGATCCATCACCCAAAGCGCACCCAACTTGTTGCCGATCTGCCCGTTGATGATTCCCTGCGTGTCACCGCGGAAAGACGCGTCCTGGAAAGCACGCAAAGAGAGCGCATTCGCTTCGGCCGCGGGATCGATGACAACGAACCGGGGATCCATCGGAGCCAACTGCCTCGCGGCTTCTTTGCGCGCGTCGAGATACGCGGACAAGTCAGCGGAGAAAGGCGTGGTTCCCGCAACACCCGAGAAACCGAAAACCACCTTGTAAAGCGCGAAGAGGTCGTTGTCGACCTGGTTGGCGATTGCCTTGATCGCTTCCGAAGCCTGCATCGGAATCGTTCCGTTCATTACCTCCAACATATCCTTGTCGGTGAGATAGAACGCGGCCTCTTTCCACTTGTCGAGCGCGATAGCGGCCTTGGTCGGCGCACTGTCGCCTGTGGTCGGAGGAGTGTTTGCTGGAGCAACGTCACCGACCGCGACTGCTGACGGAATCGGAACGTCGATGGTGCTACCCTTTTCGCCGGCCATCGTGTCGTAAGCACGATTGACGAGACGAGGAAGGACGGCCTGCTGACGGAGAGCGAGCAATCCCTGAGCGAGTAGCTTCGGGATTACTTCGGTAAAAGTATTGGCCATGATTTTCCCCTCTTAGTTTAGGAAGTGAGTTGTTACTCCCCACCGGGGAAAATCGCCACGACTCTCACCGAGAGTCTACGCGGCCAGCGAAATGAAAAAAGAATCTACCTCCCGAACTCGGAAGATAGATTCATAATAACACGAAGTCTCGAACTTCGAAAACCTTTTAGGCGCTTTTAGATTCCGACTTCGACCTTGCCCTTTGCGATATCCTCGAGGTTGTGACCGAACTCGAGTGGGTCTTTTCCCGAAATGCGTTTCATATCACCCGTTCGCGGGTTCCCGCCTCCGCCCTCGTTCCCGCGTGCGCCACCGCCGGCCGACTTCTTGAAAAGGTGCGGCGCGTCCTGCATGAGTCCTGTCGCCCACTCCTCGACCGAGAGCGCGTCCGCCGGCCTCGACTTCGAGAAGAGCGGAGTGTCGCCTCGCATCGCGCGTCCTTCGAGGTTGAATACCCCGAGCCCGCGCGCGATGAAGTCCGACACCGCGCTATCAGCAACGCCTGTTTTCGACGCTGCCTCGCGAAGTCTCACCTCGAGATCCTTTTTCGCGAGAGCATTCTTCGACTCCAACTCCCGTCCCTGAAAGTCCTGGAGTTGTTTCTGCAACGGTTCAACGGCCTGGCGAATTCTCATCTCGATGTCGCTCGCCCCTTTCACCCCGCCTTGCTTCTCGAACTCTTCTACCTTGTTCTTGTATTCGAAATACTTCGCCGGATCCATATCCTTGTAGCGAAGCGCGCTCGATTCAAGATCGGTGACCTTTTTGTTGAGACCGATATTGTTGTCGCGGAACTCCGCGATCTTGTTGTTGGCCTCGGCGAGTCCTGGGTGATCTCCCTCGAGCTTGAGGTAGAATTTCCCGTCTCGCGCTTCGTACTCGGACCGAAAGGCCTCGGCCACTTGCGTAATGTCTGTCAACACATACTTCATGACTTAATTTTCCTTCCTTGATTTACGAAACAATTTTGCTTTCATCGCTTATTACTCAAACTTTCCGACGTAGTCCGATTGTACAACGACAATTTGGATGTGCAGGAGGTCCTTCCTCAGGAAAATCATCATCAATCGAAACCTCAACTCCGTCCATCGGCCCACAGATAGGGCAAAGTAATTCATCCTTAGTAACTATCCAAACTTTTACAACTTCTTCGGGGAGTTCACCATCTTCGACTGCTTGTTTCCACGCAAGGTTCGTTCCCGCGTTTAACGCGCTCATTACCTCGGTTCGTGAAATCAACTCACCACGTTCGCGGAGTTTCCTGTCTGCGTACTTACCTACAAGCGCGTCAATTCGATTTGAGTCTGTCTCAATTCCCTCGAGGCTATCGCGATAATTCGCAACTGCGTTAGCCGCAGGAGTAGTAAGTCCGACGATATCCTCGAGTTCTCGCGCTAACTGAATCGGATCCGTTCGCTCATTAAATCCACGCTCAACAAGATTCTGGATAGCTTTGCGTGTCTCTTTTCCAATCTCAGTTACGCGCGCAGCAATTTCTCCATGGACTCCGCCGGCTTCTGGATCAAACTTAAAAGACATCATCCCTCATTCGGCAAAATCGATGCGACACCCACAACTGACTTATCAAACATTTGCCAACCACCTGTTACTATCCCAACAACCTCGCCATTTTCATTAATGAGGCAAGAACCAGACGCGCCCGCAACCGGTGTTCCGTCAAGAATATATTGCTGTGCAACTATACGAAGAACATTCGCGAATCGCCGACGAGACCGCAGCGCATTCTTCTTGGTTCTGAAGTCATACTCGAACCAATAAACTTTTTCGCCGGCGCGTACAGCGGCGCCTCGAGGAAGAAAGACAACATTGCTCGTATCGTTCAACCACAATTCTACGAGGTCTTTCTCTTCTGAAAAACCAGAAACTAATGTACTACCGTCGTAGCCTCTTGAACTCCACGTTGCACCAATATATTTATTCTCCTCGCGATTCCAAAACACATGCCGCGCCGAATAAATATGACCATGAACCGGACAAGCGTGGCCCGCATTTCCGTCTCTTGTCATGATAGCAAGCGACGGATCAATTAATGTATATGGCCCGGGAAGACTAACTTTTTTCTGCGAGCAAGAAACAACAAGTAAAAGAAAAAGTAAGGCGAGTAGAGTTCTCATCTATTGATTCCTTTTTCCGCAATACGTCCTGCCTTTACTAAGGCATCGCGTAGTATCGAAGAGAGAGGATTCGAGACTTTAGCAACTTCCTCTTTTGAGAAAAGCGCCATTACCTTTTTCACGTTGCGCGTTGCTAACGCTTCTTCTAGCTGGCGTCGAGGGACACGAAGACGCTTCGCCATTAGAATGTACGCACGGCGAACCCGCGCAACATATCGCTGTTCTTCACGACGAAGCACCTCCTCGTTTGACTCGACTTTACTTACCGAAGGCATTTTTCTTCACATCTTTCACCAGCGGCGGTGCAGGCGCGTTCTTTGCGAGCGCTGTGAATTGCGCCTTTGCCATCTCGATATTCGGGTGAGTCCCGACAACTTTTCCGCCTTGCAACACGACGAACTTACCGGCACGTTGAACAACCTTGAAGGGCGCTTGATCGATAACGACTTTATCGCCCGCTACGCCGTTCTCATCTTCCGTGCCCGGAGGAAAGGGTTTACCATCAGGGCCCACCACGGCCCCTTCCGCGTCTGGAGGAAGAGGGGGCCCCACACCGGGAGGAAGAGGTTTTCCGTCGGGACCAAGAAGCGGCATTCCGTCGGGACCGAGCGCGGGCTCAATCGGGAGTCCGTCGGGACCGATAAGCGGAGCGTCTCCGCCGCCACCTTCTATCATGATCTGTTCCTTTTCCTCTTCCGCGGTTACGCCGGGACGCGTCCAACCACCGGTCGTAATGTTATAGTAGAACGTTTCGTAGGAAATTGCCTCGGCCTGAAGGAGTTGAAGTTGCGCTTGAACTTCCTGCGAGGTCATCTTGATCGCGAAGAACTCCTTATTCAAAGTGATGCTTGCTTCAACATCATCGGGCGTTGTGCCGGCCGACACCCACCAGATATGCCACTGAGCAACGCGTGTCAAGCCCTCCGCCAACGTTTCCGTCAACGTTCGAAGCGTCGCGCCTTCCGATGAATGACGAAGTAGAATCGCAGTCGCGGTTTCCGCAACCGCCGCTTCTGTTTCGAGCAAACGTGCGCCGAGAACCGCCATCATCTTTCGCTTTTCGATTTCCGCAGTTACGAGCGCGCCGAGTCCCGCTCCGGTGAACTCGAGCATTCCCGCTGTTCCGCCTTTCTCGAGATCCCAAGCAACGCCCGAACCAATAGCGAGGGGTTCGTTCGGATCCGTCGCCCGTGCGCCCGACACCCAAGGCGTAGGTAACGCGGTAAAATGACGACCGTGCTCGAGATCCGCCATCGTTCGATAGTGTGAAATGTTCACGTCGGCGAGATCGAGTAGCGGAGGCTTCGCGACTTTTACCGCGGTCGAAGTCGGAGACAAGAACACGAACGGGATCGCGGGAAGCGGTTTGCCATGTTTGACAGGGTTCTCTGTCTTGAATACTTGCCACTCGTCTCCCCCGCCGACGAAAGGAGCGGGCGAAACATTCGCAATCGACGAAACACCAACGGAAATCGGAGCGGAAGTCGGCCCGATCATGCTTGGTCCGCTCGGCATCCAATCCGGTGCACCACCTGGACCGGCCTCGACGTCCTTTTTTCTCCGCCAGATTTTCTGCGCGTAGGCGTCGCTTTCGAGGCTCAACTCGCGATACTGTTCAATTTGCCGCGTTACGAATTCGTCTTTTTGGTCTTGCTCTTCGACGAATTCGCGAAGAACAACTCGAACAAGGACGTTGGGATCGGTCCCGCGTCGTTCCGTTTTCCACGAAATGATATCTTCTGCGCGATACGAAACCCAATAAGGCCGATACGGTTCTTCAGTCGCCGTACCGCCATCTGACATTTCGTAATCAGGCTTCTCTTCATCGTCGTCTTCGGGTTTCTCCTCGCTCTCTTCGGGTTTCTCCTCGCTCTTTTTTCCAAACGCCGGCTTTTCCTCTTCCTCATTCTCTTCCTCTTTCGCGGGCGCGGTAGGCGCGGGCTTTTTCGCTCCGAAGTCTTCGGACTTTGCCTTCCCATCTTTCATCTCATCCGGTTGCCCGACACCTTCATCCTTCGGTTTCTCCGGTTTCGGCGCGGGCGCATCCTCTGAATCAATCATGTCCACGAGAATCCCGCAGCGTCCGGTAGTGAGGATTTCCTGCGTGGTCTCAAGAGCGAACGTCGCGAGGTCGATTCCCGTGTTGGTAACATCTTTGAAATGTTCCTTGAACTCCTCCGGCACTTCGCATGTGGGCGGTTTCTGAAAGACAAACCCGGCAAGTCCCTCGACCGTTCGCCCCATCGCGTTATAGAACAGCGCCCGCATGACGTACTCGTCATATTTCGATGGGGTTTTTCCGATATTCGAAATCACAGAGAGTTGTTTGTGACTGTCGAGCGGCGGAAGATAGATTCGTCCTTTCGACTTGACCACGTCCGAACCCGCGGAACAATCGCGACACCTCGTCCACTTGACAAGGTTCGCTTCATAATCTTTATGAGGCGAATTTACCGGCATTTTATCTCCAAGCACGTCTAACGAGACGCACGATAAATAACGTCACAACAATCATTGCAACATTAGTAAGGAGGAGAAAAGCATCATACTCCTCCAAGAAACTTCCCTCTTGCACGCGATTATCTCGAGGCTTGCCATTCGGCAAAATGGTTTCCGGAAATAAATCCTTGCCACGAATCGAACCCGGCGCCCCAACGCACACCTTTTGCGCTCGCTTCGTCGACATAAGGCGCGTAAGAAGCCTTTGAAACTTCAGCGGCACGTATAACGAACTCATTTACTACCTTCTTTCGAATGGTGAGCCGACCGGGAAATTCCGGATGCTCGTCAGCCGTCGCGATCCGATGCGTCAACGTATTTCGCTCCTCGTGAATGGCGTACAACGCTGCTACGTCGGCCGCAAGTTTGTCCGCATCGAATTCGAAAGCCGCGACCATCTCAGAATGTATCGCGAGGAAAGCGAGGTCCCTATCACCTCTCCACTCGGAATAAGCGTTATCAACCTTCTCGCTCCACTCCGCGCGATCCTTGAGCGGAATGTAATCCGTTTCCTTCTTGATCGGATCCGGATTCGGATTGCTCGGATCAACGGGATCCGAGGGCTTTACCGCGGCGCCGTCGGGCCAAGTCCAAAGACGTACTCCGAAGTGCGGGCGAGCATTCCATTCCTGTCCGGGACGGAGAATATCATTCGGGCCCGTGACTCGCGCGATGAAATCGATAAGGAGGACACGGCAGCGGGGCCACGCGGTGTACTTCCAGTCTTCCGCATCGTAGGGCGCCGCCGTTTCCTTGTGAAGCGAACGCTCGTAGAAGATCGGGCCGTTCTCGCAACCGATTCGAACGTCGAACTCCCCGATATCTCCGCGGTCGAGACCGATGAACGATCCGCCAGCGTAGAACGTGAAGGATTCTCCGAGATCTACACGGTGAGTTTCATGTACGAAATCCTCCGCGGCAATCCCGCGAACAACTCGCGGCCATTCGGTGAACTCGACGCGGATATTTCGAACGCCGTTATCCGCCGGATTCGAAATGAAGAGCGACACGCTGAGAAGTAATCCAAACATTTCAACCCCAACTAATTTGCCGAAGGCGCGGCGCTCGCGGCGCCACCTCCTCGGGAAGAAAAGCCAACATGATTGCATCCGCGTCATCGGGCGACGGAATATTCCGTCTTTTCATTTCCTCTTTGCTCTCGATTTGAATCTGCCCGCGCGATGTTCGCTTGTAGCGCAATTCGACCAACTGCGCAACCGTATCTTCATCGTTCGGGTCAATATCGATGTCGCCCGATTCGAAACGTTCGCGAATTCCCCACCAAGCGGCCGCCCGAAGGTTAATATAATGCTCCTGGTCCTTCGATTGCATAGAAACATTTATACCGAGAACGGGCCGGCGCGGTTCGAGTTCTCGCGCGCGGTCGACGAGCCCGCGACCGATTCCAATTTCATCGACCTTCAGGCAACTCGCGCCTGTTTTGTCGAGGATAGCAATCGCGTCTCCGCATGTCGCCATCGTATCTGGATTATTTCCCCGATAGATGATCCTACACCAACCGCCCCGCCGATGCGCAACCGTAGATTTGTTTCCACCGCCGCCAACGTCCATTCCGAGTTCGTTCGGTTTCCCCTCGGGATTCTTCTCGGTTCCGGGTGTAAGATTCCGCTCTTGCGCCGCTCGAATCCACGCGATAGGGATAAGTCCGTCGACTCGAACCTCAGGAAATACCGCCTCAACCTTCGCCAACCACATTGGCGAAGTCTCGCCCCACTTAAGGCGCTTGTCTTCGACCCAAGAGCTGGAAAGAAGTTGTTGTTTTACGGGCTCGGGAACATCCTCGTTAGTAAAATTCGGCGTGTCGACCGCACGAATACGAATCACGTTCCAACCGCTACCGGGCCGACAAATCTTTTCGAATTCGGATGCGCCGTCCTCCGGGTTCCCGATAGCAAGCATCCGCGATTCGTCGTTGACAACGAGGGCATCCGCCGCGAGGTAAAGCGTTGTAGGTACGCCCGCCGCTTCGTCGAGAATAACGAGAACATAGGGAGCATGAATCCCTTGGAACGCCGTCGGATCCATATCTTGCGGCTTCTTACCGAACGCGACCAACTCCTCTTTCCCTGTCTCGGGATTCACGACGTACCACTCGGTTTGGTTCAAGCGTCCCAGAAGCCTTCCCTTGCTATGAGCGCGCCCGAGTTCCATCCAGAGAATTGCTTTGACCTGCGAGAACGACGAAGCGGTTGTCACTACGCGTGCCGTCCCCGGAGGATGCGAATCTACCCACCAGGCGGCAATTCGCGCCGCTAACCAGGATTTTCCGGAAGCGAAACAGGATGGAACAGCTGTTTTCTTATTGTCAACGACGGATTTGCAAATCTCCCGTTGCTTCGACCACGTCGCCTCGCCAAGTCTTTCCTCAATCCAGATCGCGGGGTCCGAAATCCAACGACGGCGTTGCAACCGATTCTGAATCTTCAAGATGGTATCGGTAATTGTGCGCCGTTCATCCGCACTCAACTCGCGAGGCTCCGCTGTTTCGGTGAACCGATTCTGAAACGCACGGAGTTCATCCGGAGAAAACTGCCGGCGCTTCGCAATTTCTTCAACAACCGGCTTGAAGATAATCGCTACGTCGTTTTCTTCTATCACGCCTTTTTCTTCTGTTGTTCAAGGACGAGCTTGAGCGTGTTGAGTTCGGCAATGAGTTGTTCGTCGGTCATCGCTTCCAACTCATCAGCGCTCACCTTGATTTCCGCCTTGTCAACAACCTTTCCGTAAACGTAATGGAAAAGCATTTGCTCGACGCCAGACGAAAGACTTCCCGCGTTCGCCCGCATCTTCAGCATATCGAGGTACGCGGGATCCTCAAGAATCGGCTTGAGAATTTCGCGCGCGCGCTCGAGTCCTGTCTTCTGCCGTGCAATCGGAATAGGAAACTTTGCGATGTCGGCCATTAGTACCATCCTTCGCCCGTCTTCGGCTTAACCGTCGCCATCGGCTTAGTAGCGTCGTAAACTTTATTCTCGTAATAGAGTTCCGTCTCGCGCGTCTTGCGCGGAAAATCTTTCGGCCTCGGTCGTACCTCTATCTGGCCCGGTTTCCAAGTAAATTTTTCTTCCGTCATTTGACTACCCTCACTTGCCAATGAAGATAAACGCGCTTGCCATCGGGATGTGGTTTAATCTGCACCCGCTCGACTTTTAGCGCGGTACCTCGGGCTAACAAGCGCTCGCTCTCCTTCGCACCCATCTTTGTGCGGTCGTCCACGTTCAACGACTTAACATCAGCGCCATAAATCTCTACAAAGCCAGAACCGCCATACTCCGTGATCTCGTAGGCGCCCGGCACGAACTTCTCGAGCGTCATCTCCTTATCCTGTGAGGTAGACATGAAAGCCCTGTCCACGAATTCCATTCCCTTAAGGCGTTCGTTTAGCGCGTCCTCAATATCCGCGTGCTGACCGAATAAAGATTCGGCACTAATTCTTTGGCCTCCCATGATATCTTGCGCGTCTTCGAAAAGAGCGGCCGAAAGCGCGGCCCCGTCCCCGCGATAACCGACGAAGTCTCCGGCTTTCTCTTCATTGATTAACGCGTCGATGTCCTCGACTTTTTGCCGTGTCGCATCGGACATCTTACCGCCTCGCAACTCCTCGTTAACCGTTTGATAGCCATAATTTTGATAGGAGGTAAGCGATTCAGTACGATTCTCGGCCGTGCGCTCGCTACCCGACGAAGATCCACCGCCGGCAAAGCGTCCCGCCTCGTCTCGCTCTTGATCCGGATCGAAAGACATTTACTTATCCTTCCAGTCAATTCTCGGCTGATCCAACCGCCCGGTGTTCTCACGGACCGATGTCGGATTTTCCACGTCACGCTTGGCATTCTCAATTGTAGCGGTGTTCGTTGCTTGGAGATCGTCACGGTGCTTCTCGAGGCGCTCGATTTCGCTCCGGACAAATTCGCATATGGGGTGGTGCTTGCAAAGGCCGTAGTTCCCGCCTGGCTCGCACTGCTCCTCGGATAGTTTCTCGTCGGCACGAAGGCGGTCGATCTCGCCGGCGTCTTCGAGCTGGCGGATGCGTTCCATCGCCGTAGCAGCCACGTTTACTGCGTTTTGGATCAACTCTTCCGCCAGTCGCCGCTCGTTGAGCAGCTTATCGGTGTAGTCGTCAGCCCATTTGTTCAGCCGCTCGACCTCTTTCTCTGCCGCCCTGCGTCTCTCGACCTC